GTAGAGCAAGTAGCGGAATTAGCCCCCGCGCCGGAACTGGAAACCACGGCGGTTACTCCAGAACCTGTAGTTGAAACGCCGGAAGTAGCAGCTAAGACATTCTCGCAAGAGGAACTTGACGCCGCTATTGGTAAACGCCTCGCAAGAGAGCAGCGAAAGTGGGAACGAGAGCGACAGCCTGCGCCAGCAGTGGCAGTGGACTTACCTCCGCAAGATCAGTTTGAGTCGGTCGATGCTTACGCAGAGGCCAAGGCTTACAAGTTGATTGAGCAGCGGGAACTCCAGAAACAGCAAGCTGAGATTCTTGATGGGTATCACGAACGTGAAGAAACGGCTAGGTCTAAGTACAGCGACTTTGAACAAGTTGCCTACAACCCCAGCCTCAAGATTACGACCGTGATGGCACAGACGATTCAATCGTCGGACATTGGGCCTGACTTGGTTTATCACCTTGGCTCAAATCCGAAAGAGGCAGATCGTATTTCTCGACTAGCGCCTATTTTGCAGGCTAAAGAGATTGGACGACTTGAGGCTAGATTAGCCGAAAACCCCGTCCAAAAGCGTACTTCTGGTGCGCCTGAGCCGATTTCACCAGTTACCGCCCGAGGGGTGGGTTCTGGGTCTTTTGACACAACTGATCCACGGTCTATCAAGACCATGACGACCAGCCAGTGGATAGAGGCCGACAGAGCGCGACAGATGAAAGCGTTGCAGGCGCGTAAGTTTTAATTTATTTTCTAAGGAAAAATTGTGGCTAACAGTATTCTTACCATTGACATGATTACTCGGAAGGCTCTTGAGATTCTTGAGAACAACCTAGTAATCACCCGCAACGTGAACCGACAGTACGACGACAGCTTTGCTGTAAGTGGTGCAAAAATTGGTTCTACTCTGCGTATTCGCCTCCCTGATCGCGCTCTGGTGACTGACGGTGCAGCCCTGCAAGTGCAGGACGATGCCGAGCAAAGCACCACGCTGACGGTTTCTACGCAAAAGCACATTGGCGTGAACTTCACCACCGCTGAGTTGACTTTGCAGTTGGATGACTTTGCAGAGCGGGTTCTCAAGCCCCGTATCTCTCAGTTGGCCTCCAGCATTGACGCTGACGTTGCTAATGCCTACAAAGCCATTTTCAACACCGTTGGCACTCCTGGCGTGTCCCCAGCTACCGCTTTGGTTCTGTTGCAAGCGCAGCAAAAACTTAACGAATCGGCTGCTGGTATGGCTCCTCGCTACGCTACTGTTAACCCTGCTGCTAACGCTGGCTTGGTCAACGGCCTGTCTGGTTTTTTCAATCCCACCGACACCATTAGCAAGCAGTTTAAGAACGGCATGATGGGTACTGGCGTGTTGGGATATGACGAAATCAACATGAGCCAATCCATCAAGGTTCACACCACTGGCTCACGCTCTGGTTCACCCCTTGTTAACGGCGCTGTCAGCACCCAAGGCCAATCGACCATTAGCATTGACGGCCTTACTGGTGCAACTGACACAGTGACTGTTGGTGATGTGTTTACGATTGCAGGCGTGTTTGCAGTTAACCCACAGACCCGTGAGTCAACTGGTTCGCTCCAGCAGTTTGTTGTGACTGCCGCACAAACGGCGTCGAGCAATGCTTTGGCAAACATGGCAATTAGCCCACCAATCTATACCAGCACTAACGCACTGGCTACCGTTGACAGCTTCCCCGCTGATAACGCTGCCGTGACCTTTGTTGGTGCTGCATCTACTAATTTTCCGCAAAACATGATTTACCACAAGGACGCCATAACATTTGCTACGGCAGATTTGGTCATGCCCCAGGGGGTCGATATGGCTGCTCGTGCAAACCATAACGGCATCAGTATGCGTGTGGTTCGTGCTTACGATATTAACAACGACCGTATGCCTTGCCGTATCGACGTACTGTATGGTTTTAGCACTATTCGTCCTCAGATGGCTTGCCGTCTGTGGGGTTGATTTAACTCATTTGAAAGGAAATTATCATGGCACTCCCATCAGTCGGCGGCGGTTACCAATTCGGTGACGGCAATCTTAGTGAAATTGACATTGTGTCAATCACGCCCCAAGCAGCAACTACAACCGCAACATTGAGCGTGGCGCAAGTCACAAACAATGTGCTGGTTGCAACTGCTGGAACGGGCGCAGCTACCTACACTTTGCCCACCGCAGCGTTGCTTGATGCAACACTGACTAACGCCAAGGTAGGGTCTAGTTTTCGGTTGGCAATCGTGAACCTTGGTACATCCAGTGGTGTTGTGACAATTGCAGCAGGAACTGGCATTACTCTGGTTGGAACGATGACTTTTGCAATTACTGGAGTGGCGTCTACTTCGCCTTCTGGTGGTGGCGAATTGTTGTTCTACAAAACTGGTACTGCCACCTACAACGTGTATCGGATTAGCTAAATGGCAGTCATCTACCTGCGTCACCCCGTGCATGGGACAAAAGTTGCTTGCATGGAAGCAGAGGCCGTTTATGACGAAAAGAACGGCTGGGTGAGGTTTGATGTAGATGCAGAGCCTGTCACGGTGAACGAAATGAAACGTCCCCGTGGCAGGCCCCGAGTTGAGGTTATTGACGCAGGAGCATAGGGTATGACCACATCTGCTGGCGACCAGATAAACGGGGCGTTACGCCTAATTGGGATGTTGGCAGAGGCTGAGACACCTTCAGCCGCTACGTCTGCTGACGCATTGTCGGCGCTCAACCAGATGATTGACTCATGGAACACTGAGCGGTTGTCGGTGTTTACCACGCAAGACCAAGTGTTTACTTGGCCTGTAAGTCAAGCTACACGCACGTTAGGCCCGACAGGTAACTTTGTCGGCAACCGGCCCGTGTTGGTTGACGATGCCACCTACTTCAAAGATACCTCAAACGGTACTTCGTATGGCATTAAGATAATCAACGAGCAGCAGTACAACGGCATTGCTGTCAAGAATACAACCAGCACCTACCCGCAGGTGCTGTACGTCAACATGGGCTACCCCGACATTACGATGACGGTGTACCCTGTGCCTACTGCGCCACTGGAATGGCACATTGTGTCGGTAGAGGAATTGACGCAGCCAGCGGTGCTGGCGACTACGTTGTCATTCCCGCCTGGATACCTACGATGTTTTAGGTTTAACTTGGCCTGTGAGATTGCCGCTGAGTTTGGCGTCGAGCCAAGCCCACAGGTGCAACGAATTGCTATGACCTCCAAGCGCAACATCAAGCGCATCAACAACCCTGACGATGTAATGGCAATGCCCTACGGCATAGTCGCTAATCGTCAACGCTACAACATCTACGCTGGGAATTTTTAATTATGACTACCGTTGCCATCTCTGGTTTACCCGTTGCCACCGTCATCAACGCTGCCGACATTGTTCCGTTTGTCCAAGCTGGTACAACCAAGAGCATCAGCAAGACCCTGTTGTTCACTAGCCCTGCATTGGTAACGCCTGCGCTGGGGACGGTTGCCAGCGGCAACATCAGTGCTTGTACCAGCACCAGCATGGTGTTGACTACGCCAACAATCACGAATCCAACAGTCAGCACGGGTACATTCACTAGCCCTGCATTGGTGACACCAGCAATCGGCGCAGCTACAGGCGCTAGTCTTGCGCTTACTGGTCTAGCCACTATTGGCACAACCCTTGGCGTAACTGGCGTGTCCACGCTAACTGCTGGTGCGGTTATTGAAGGCATGACGGTAGGACGAGGGACGGCTGCTATTGCATCAAATACGGCTGTGGGAGCGTCAGCTTTGCTGGGAATTACTACAGGAACCACAAATACCGCTGTGGGTTCTACAGCAGCAAAATTTATTCAAGGTTCTGTAGCTTGTGTTGCTATTGGAAATGCTGCATTGGCTAACGCTACCATTGGCGACAACAACACGGCAATTGGTTCTAACACCTTAACATCAGGAACTCCTGGTAGTAACTGCACTGCGGTGGGACAGCTTGCACTTGCAAATGCAACAGGCAGCACAAACACCGCAGTTGGCGCAAGAACATTGTCAGGTGCTACAGGTGGTTGTGTAGCGTTAGGTTATTTTGCTGGAACGTATGAGACAGGCGCAAACGCTTTCTACGTCAATAACCAAGACCGAACCAACACCGCAGGAGATCAAGCAAGTTCGCTGATGTATGGCACGTTTAACGCCACAGCATCTAGCCAAACGCTGAAAGTTAATGCGGCTCTAACAGTAAATGGCGGTTTGATAGGCGCTGTACAAACCCTATCTGGCCCTGGTGCTGTGAACCTAACTACGTCCACCACTTCTTTCACTTCAACTGCCGCTGGCAATGCACTGACGCTTGCAGATGGCGCACAAGGGCAAATCAAAATAATTGTTTATGTTGCAGAAGCAGCAGGCGGCGACACTGGTATTCTGACTCCTACTAACCTTGGCAGTGCAACCACAAT